GTTTTATGGAGCTTAAGTGTACTAAAACAGTACGTTAAGGTCTATACGAAACCACCCGGGATCCAGTAAGAATCCCCACGCTGGCATAATCGCCGTAACCTAGAAGGGCAATCTGCCTCTCTAGAACGGATAAACGATTATCCTACGCACACGGTCAAGACATTATCTTAGAGGACATACTAGGGACTTCGCCACCGTATCCGATGGGTACTGCTCCGTTCGTCTTTATGTTATAGACTCTAATTTCCTGTAACGACCGTAATGCTAGAGTTAGCCTCGCTTACCTATTCTCGGGTCTCTCAGATGAGATATCCCTTAATAGGTTAGAGGACTATATCAGCGGAAATCGGTGTGTTCCTGGGCTAGTATAATACTAGTATACCAGGGTTTTGAGCTCACGGAATTCGACAGGATCTATCCATGTTGGTTTAACACCTTTGAGCATAGCTCTAAGTGTTGCCAATATGGGAGCAGATTCTAGAATCGTCTCGCCCGGTTTAACCGGGTCGATCAATTCTAATTTGAATCTGAGTCCTTCGACTCTTTCCACCCAATCGAGAGCCTCCTGAAATGTAACATGATTGTATTTTGCGTGCTTATAAGCAAGCGCATACAACTCATCGTACAGTTCTTCGGGATTCTCCTTGGCGAACTCAAAGCCTAACATCCAGTTCCAGTAATTCTCAAACTGGGCGACTAGTAGTTGATACTCAGGAGGCAGATCATCAACTGGAGGTAACTCCAGCGATGTCGCGTCCAAGTAGTATAAACCACCGTAGAGCCTTCGAGACCCCGTCTGCAATAGCAGCTCGGAGTTTGAATATAAGTCTTTTGCCTTTTTAAGGGCATCCTGCAACATAGTTGTAGAGATTTCAGACTCATATTCCTCGAAGATCTCGGTTCTAGTCTCCAATTTAGAGAATGGAACAGGATCCGGACACACACCATCAACCAATGCAGAGTATGCTACATCTAGTGAAGCTTTTAGTGGAATGGCAGTCATGTCACCATTAAGGTCAGCCTCCGAATAATTCGGATTGATCAACGCTTGCATCAGCACTCTTAGCGGAATGACTCCTTTAGAGAATCGTTCCCCAAGAAGTGAAAGCACTCCAAGGGCATCCCTTCTATAGGAATATTTAGTTCCTGATAGAGGTGATCCCCCTGAAAATGCATTTGATTTCAAGGTTAATCGAAGTAGGGAGACAGAGTTTTCAAGTAAACCGGCGGAAGCATAATGCAATGCATTAGCTACCCGACCAGATACTCGCCAACCTGCTCTCACTTGCGCTAACGATATTCCAGAAACGATAAGGTATCCCCAACAAGTTCGTTTTGCGAACTCGAAAACGGGTCTATGATGGGACGAAATCGACTTTGTTAAGTTGATCTCGCACCCCAGCATCGCCATGAGCACTAAGTACTCATCGGCAACCAGTTTATCGAAAATTACAATATCGTCTCCTAGAATTTCATAGTTAGTGAACCATCCAGTGTATTTAGCATCAACTCGATGCGCCGCCAGCTGCACAATCCAATGATGTGTTAAGGCTAGGGCCGGCCAAGAGGAAAGTCCTCCCATGGGCTGACCAACTGCATACCTGTATGTTGCTTTAGGGTCGAGACCGAGTTTTCCAGCAACAGCTGGATTAAACTGAAAGTCCCGATCCACCATAGCATTACGCCATGATTCCCCCATACCTTCCTTCTGGAATATAGATTCTATAATTTCAGCGGAAAGTACTACGGGGAGGCGATCGGTAGCCGCAGTCAAATCGAAGCTGTAGGCAAACCCGGCTTTAACGGCTTTGTCTTGAGACCTTCTAATAGAGGCCTCTTGATCAAATGTTCCGTCATTCGGGATAACCTTTAATAAAGCGAACATGGCATCATGGAGAGGAGACATACAAGACTGAGTCACTGCATCTAAGAGAGCAAACAGCCGGATTTTTCCAGCTGCTTCCTCCTTAACTGCAAACTGACTTAAAGCCTTGTTGGCTCCTATTCCATAAAGCTTCAATGAGTCCTTAAGGGCTCTTGAATCGTGACGGTAGAGAGGTCTTCCGGTTTTAACACCTTTGAACTCAATACCATCATACGACATGAGTCGTTTCATTAATCGGTATCCTTCGTCGAGTTTCACTACAAATTCGGTGACACGTGGATCTACCGCATGCAGGTAATACAGAAGTTCCTGCCACAGGGCAGGTGCGTGGGTACAGAGTTGCCAGATATCTGTCAAGTATCCAAGACAAGCCATTTTATTCGACGGCGAAGCCGATCGAGATAAAACGGGTGTTCTTGGAGACAGAGACAGAGATCTGACGTTCTCGAACCCTCTAAGTCTATCGAAGAAAATTAATTCTTTCGATAGGTTAGAAAGGTTCTGTAACCCCACAGCATCTCCTGAAAAAGGGGCCGTTATGGTTGACAATTTCAACTCTCCAGGTATTTGTAATACCCGGTAAAGATTGAAAAGTCCTGACCAGAAACGGATCGTCGGAACATGTCCACGTCTGATTCTCTCCCTTTCGGGAAGAGGAATCATACGCGGCAATCCAGATCGAAGCCCTGGCATTGGAATACCAGGTTGTAAAGCTCTCAACGATTTCAGATTATCCTGTCCTAGCGCTTTTTGAAGCGCTACGTGCATGGCCTTCAGCCACTTCACAGTGGATGTAGAACCATGCGCAGTATTATATTCTAATACGGCAGCGATGAATCTTTTCGTGAGGAAAATTACTCGAGCCAGTCTACGTATTCTACCCATAGCAAGAATTGAATTCATTGCTAGAGGTTTGAACAACGTAGTACCGAGTCTATCGGTAAGCGGAATCATTTTTGTAACATTAACGTAAGCAGTTTTTAGTAAGTTTAATATATTTAATCTTTTCATAAGAAAATATTAATATCTAAGCTACTATAGCTGGTTAGTCGATGATATCATTTTATAGGGGTTCAGTCCCCGAAATGCCGGTTTTACCCGGGACGCGCTATGTTGAGTTCTCTGGGGTTACAGTTTTCACTGTTGCCCAGGCGCTCCTACCATAGTCCGTTATGTCTAGACAGACATGCGTCATGCTACGAAAATTTCCGTTATCCCCACACATTGGATGCGCAGGGGCGGACGATCCTTTGATCGCTACTCACTCTGGTTCTCAGCATGGGACTCTTAAGAGTTCGATTACTGTAACCGTAGAGCGTACTAAGTTGGCGTTACCAAGTCCAGGAAGAATCACAGGGCAGTAAGGGCAGTTCGGTATCTATCCGATCGGGCCTAGTGCGCTGCAATGCTCCCCGGGTTGCTTGGAATACTCAACGTTTCCCTAGGACGATAACCATTGAAACTTTCGGTCCGCGAAATCGCTTAACAGCGAGGGTGCGGGTTTCCGAAGCCTGCAAAGGC